CGGGCTATTCATTTGAACCACGCATGAGAATGAGAGTTATTATGATTACGATTCTCAAAGTCAGAATGATTCTCATTCTTATTGCGTATGTGACTTGACTGGTCGATCCCCTATATGCGACGCTTTGCGTAGCGGAGCGGGTCCGAATTTACAACAGGGACGGAATCCTGAAAATGCAAGAAATCCTTACCTACATAGAACAAGCGTATCACCAAACAGGAATCTTACCAAGTAAGGAAAAAATCGCAGAACACTTCGATCTAGAGTTACGTGTATTAGCAGGGATATTCAGAAGATCAGAGTTTAAGACCGCATATCAGGCAAGAGGTCTCCCTAATTACAATCAGCACTTACAATCACGCGCCAACCGAGTTTTGACGCCAATGCAGCTAGCCGTTGCGAACCAAATTCTCAATACATATGATCGCAAGACCTTAAGCGCAAAGCTTAAGGCAATGGGTGTCACGACGTTGCAATATCAGGCGTGGTTGAAGGAACAAGCGTTCCAAGATTACCTCAGGTCTGAGTCTCAGAACAGGCTAGGGAATTCAGACATCGACGCTAGACTGTCACTGATGAAGCTAGTGCAAGATGGAGATTTCCAGTCCATTAAGTTCTTCTATGAAATCTCAGGGCAACATAGTCCACAAGAGCGGGCTAATTTGAACCTGATGAACATTTTGTCACAGCTGATGGAGATTCTCGTCCAATACCTCGCTCCGAATCAATTGATCGAAGTCGCAGATAAGATGGAACTAGTGCTCAATGGTTCTTCAGTTATCCCGATCAGCCCCCCTGTAGATGTACCCTTATCCGCCGAAGAGAATTCCGGAGACATAGATGCAATTCAACGTGCAGAACAAGTTGACGGACCTAAATGGGACGCCGATGAGCGGAGTCAAAGTCTTCATTTCACTATACGCTGACTTTGGATTTCGGATCAGTGATGGGAGTGAGGTAACTCCCGTAGAACAATTAGTGAGTGATGCAAACGGTCTGTGGCAGGTTACACTCGAAAGTAATGATAATATCACGCCGTCTGGTACGTTGTATCGGATTGAAGAGCAAATTCCAAAGGCCAAAGGTAACACGAAGATTTATTTCATCAGGGTAAGTGATACACTACCCGTGCCGCCGACTTGGAATAACATCAAAGATTTGCTGGTGCCAGAAGTTAGACCGATTGGTACTGTCGGTAATTTCTTGACCAAGGACGAAGCTGAGCTAACTTACGCTCATAAGGGAGATACTGGTGCACAAGGTCCACCAGGAATTCAGGGACAAAAAGGAGACACAGGTGCTCAAGGGCCAATTGGACCTCAAGGGCCTCAAGGAACTGCTGGCTCAGGAATTAACTACAAAGGAAATGTCGCTACAGTTGGCGCTCTGCCCCCCACCGGAAATGCCGTTGGAGACGCTTATAGTGTTACAGCGCAGCCCGGAGTTCTCTATGTGTGGGGAACTGTTCCTTCAGCGCAATGGAATTCCACGCAATTCCAGGGACCACAAGGAGTTCAAGGCCCGCAAGGAATTCAAGGAACACAAGGGCCGCAAGGTGTTGCCGGGCCTACAACAGTAAGTGCAAATGCAAACAATTTATCCAGTCTCGGCTCTGATAGCCTGCTGTATACTCGTAAGTTCCACACAATCAGTGCAAGTGCTCCCAGCGGTGGTAATGACGGGGACCTGTGGTTTAAAGTTTAGTTATGGATTGGCACGGAGCATTCGATTGGGTTCGCCGAGTCGTAGTCTTCGTTCTCGGTGTTGCTGTAATTGTAGACTCTCTACATAACAAGACTTCTCCGGTGGCCGAATTAGTAGTCGGAATGATAATGGTAGGTATTCTCCCATTGGATGATCTAGCTCGCTTTCTAGGACGAAGGGGCTCCAAATAATGCCCAACCTGTATGTAAAGGACGCAGGTGTTTGGAAGGAAATAACGTCTGTCCCGCCCCAAGTTAAAGACGCCGGTATATGGAAGAACGTACAGGAGGTACACGTTAAGAATGCAGGAGCTTGGACAAAAGTTTGGCCTAATATCGTATCCCCTATGCCCACTAACCTTAGATTTGGTACAACTGCCTGGGCCAACAATAGATATGAGGTCCAAGTTGTCTGGGACCCCATTTCCGATACTACAGTGTACGATCAGTATGAACTTGAAGTTACAAGAGTGGGAGGAAGCAATCCCACAGGTCCAACTGTGGTTGCAGTTGCTCAGGGAACGAATTTCTGGAATGATATCTATCCAGGAACAGTTGGAGGGATTCAGCTTAGTTATCGGGTCAGGTCAAGCAAGAGTGGAGTTCCTAGTGCATGGTCCCCCATGATAAATGTTACTACACCTGCCGATGCGGGCTTCTGTAGGTGTAATGGAATCGGTACTGTAGGCGATTTCTATGGTAATATGTATTTACAGTTCATTCATGATGGAAATGCTCAGAATAAGGTCTACCAGCTGTATAGAACTCAACCTCCATATTATGACTGGACGTTGATTCGAAACTATGGAATTGCTACGACAACTCAGAACATTGTGGATGCTATTGGCTCGGATCATTACCGTGGAGATTATGCTGGCTCGGTAAATACAGGCAACGCTTGGCCGAATACGGTGACTTGGACCGTTTGGATTCTTAATGCGTGGGGTAAGCCTAATAATCAGGCTAATAGTCCTTATAGTCCGTACTGGTCTAGTTTTGCGAATGGTGCTAGTTGGAAACTAACTCCACCGGGGGATAGAACTCTCAGATTGAATGCTGTTGGGTATAATGTTTACCGGCGCCAGCCTCTTAACTCGGTTGGATGGGTTGGTGGAGTTCCTCGATGTGGTGGTGGTTCAGGAGACTTTCAGACTGTATATTATTGGGATAGTAACTTCCTCGCTGATCTAGGATTCTGGAATCGAATTCGTCTAGGGAATGTGGTTCAATTCGGAATTGGACGTTCTACCACCGATGGTGGTTCATTGAACGTTACCTTCTCTATTGGCTTTGTGTCAGCATCATGGGGATCAAGCGCTCCACCGGAACCGCTTACGGTTGCCTTTGCGTCTCGTACATGGCAGAGAGGACAAGGCGAGAACTTCAATATGCCCGCAAATGTTGCTGATGCCTTCTGTAATCCTGCTGATCCGATGGGAAGTACTAGTGTCTATTCTAGTAACTCATCTACCGCATATGCAGAGTTCGGAACTATCGGACAGATTGTAGGCGGAACTGTGAATGGACAACTCACTATCAATTCCCCGATGGGTTAGGAGAACTCATGCCCGGTCCTATTGGAGATATGACGCCGGAAGATGCATTTGATCCGGATGATATTGATCCTGAGGCAACCGCTAGAATCTTCATGAACATTCGGCATAATCTCGCACCTGAGGGGCATCCGAACTACGACGAACTCTCAGCGGAGGAGAAAGCTCTATATGCTTTCGTCATCATCCTTCTGTTGAAGCGTTTGCGTGAAGAAGGAACAGGCTGATGGGTAGTATTTGGCTTGACGGACGATCTGGTGCGTACCCCGCATTAGATATGGTAATTCGTTCTGCCGGAGTTCCGATCAAGCTGTATTCCGGCTGGCAGACTCGTTCTCGTAGTTCTGGCGGGTTTACACAACTCCTTGGGATTGTTTGTCACCATACTGCAAGTCCTTCCTCGCAGGGATTCCAGTCCTGTTGGGATTATCTGGCTGTAGGCCATCCTGATTCGCCCGTTGCCAACATGATTCTCGGTCGTGACGGAACCGTAGGAGTTCATGCTGCTGGTGCTAGTAATCATGCGGGTAAAGGTGGACCGTGGAATATGTCCAGGGGAACTGTTCCATTGGATTCTGCTAACTCGTACTGCATTGGCATCGAAGCGCAGAATGATGGCGTGGGTGAAAACTGGTCCCCAGCTATGATGGAATCCTACGAGAAGATGTGTGCTGCTATGTGTAGCGCATATGGTTTGCAGGCATCGGATTGTATTGCTCACAGAGAATGGGCGCCGAGTCGGAAGATTGATCCGTGGGGAGGTAATCAGGCAACCGCAGGATTTGTGTATACAGGTCCGAGAATGTGGCCAATGCGGGGAGGACAAGGATTCTGTGATGGAGTAGCAAGGAGAATGAGTGGTGGTCCAGATACCGGGGACGAAGATTTCGTTTTCCCGTGGTTCGCAACAAGGAGTGCATAATGGCTAGTCCTATCCTCTATTACATCTTCCCTGTAGTACCAGAAGTTCCGTCGCCTTTGTGGTTCATTAGATTCACGTCTGGGTACCTTATTTGGGCAACAGGCGCAGAGTCTGATTACTGCCAGGCTAACGGAATTGTTCAGAAGCGAGTCAACATGGTCAAGAGCGATTACGACCGACTCGTTGCCGAAGCCAAGAAAAACCAAGGTTAGGAGAATCATGTACATACTTGCTGATATTGCACACGGACAAACTAACTGGGCAGATATTTTCTTCCTGGTGGCTGTGATTCTGTTCGCTATTGGGGCAGTTCTCGCCTTCATTACCAGGACATTTTATGCAACCTTGGTTGCTGCCGGATTGGCATTCACGGCGTTAGCTTTGTTGCTGCTGTAGAATATGCCTAGACGAGAGGGTATTGATGTTTCGCGTTTTCAACACCCTCCATATCAGCCTGCCCCTATAGATTGGGAAGCGGTGAAAAATGCCGGAGTCTGGTGGGTCGCATATCAAGTCGTCAAGGGAAGCTTACCTGATCCGTCATTCGCCTACAATCGTAGCGAATGTCTCAAACGAGCAATCCCCCACAATGCCCCACCAGGTACTCTTGGATTTCGTTACCGCATGGCTTATGGATATCCGACGTTCAAAGACTACGACGGAACCACCCACGGATTAAGCTGGACCCAGCAGGCTGATTTGTTCCTGCAATTACTGGGTACACAACCTAGTGGCGAAGGAGTTATGCTTGATTCGGAAATCGAAGGGTTCAACGAACAAGCGAACCTCGAATGGCTTAACAGAGTTGAAGCCTCCACAAGAAAACCCTGCGCTGTATATACGGGGGGATACGTTAATGGAGGAACTATATGGCGTTCGGGGAAAATTTATGACGGAAGACGAGCTAGAGTCTTCGCTGCGTACTCATCAGAGTCAGATGCTAAAAAGCACGCTGGAGGGATTCCTTGGGATGCCTGGCAGTATAGTGGAACTGGAAGTTGTCCCGGCGTCATCGGGAATTGTGACCTCGATCAAGTTGACCATGCGTCAGCCTTTATCGGAATCTGCGGCCCTCAAGATGATGAGTTTGACCCAGCCCTAGTTTATCCTTGGAGTCGCTAAATGCCTCGGAAGCCTACTGTAGAGTATACTCCATCTCTGATTATGGAGGGACTGATTGATTCCCTCCGTAGATCAGCGGTTAAGCCGACAATTCACGGCTATAAGCCAATGAGGAAACAAGTCAAGTTTCATACCTCAATGGCAAAAGGTCGTCAGTTACTCGGTGGTAACCGTGCGGGTAAAACAGTGGCTGGTGTATGTGAAGATGTAATGTGGCTCACAGGTCAACACAGATTCCGTGAGGTACCTCCGCCTCCGATTAGAGGGCGTATTATCGCAGTTGACTTCAATCAGGGTGTGGATAAGATCATTCTGCCGGAGTTGGCTAAATGGATTCCTCCTTCAATGCTTATCAACGGTTCCTGGGAGGACTCTTATTCTTCCCGTTTGCGTACCCTCACACTTTCAAACAACTCGTTCGTAGAACTAATGTCCTACGAAATGGACTTGGAAAAATTCGCCGGTACTTCTCGTCATTTCATCCACTTCGACGAAGAACCCAATCAAGCAATCTTCAACGAGAACATGGCCCGACTCGTCGATACAGGGGGTTCTTGGTGGATGACCATGACTCCCGTCAATGGGATGACGTGGACGTATGATACGATCTATATTAGAGCACGGACTGATCCTAACTTCTACGTAGTAGAGGCGGAGATGGATGAGAATATCTACCTCTCTCCCGTAGAGATAGATATGCTGCTTACTACGATGGGTGACGATGAGAAAGAGGCTCGCCGTCGTGGACGATATATTCAGATGGGTGGTCTGATTTACAAGAACTTCGGGCCAGATAACATCGTTCCTAGTCTCCTACACTCAGCAGCTTGGAAAACAGTCAAAGACCACTGGCAATTTGTCCTTGCAATGGATCATGGTTTCAATAATCCTACTGCATGGTTATGGGCAGCTATCTCCCCTGATGGGAAAATCATCATCTTTGATGAGCACTACGAATCAAACCAGATTGTCGCCTACCACGCAGATATGGTGCAACAGAAAAACCGTCTGCTGGGAATTGAGCCCCTGTATATAGTCGGCGACCCGTCGATCAAAAATACAGACCCTATCACAGCAACTAGCGTGCAGATAGAGTACGTTAATGCTGGGGTTCCCATCCTTCCTGGTAATAATGACGTGAAGGCTGGGATCAATGCAGTTGCCCATATGATCGAGACAAAGCAGTTGTTGATTACGGCAAACTGTCTGAATCTACTTAGGGAACTCTCTAGATACCGTTGGGCTACTTGGTCATCTAAGAAACTCGCTGGTGATCGGAATGTAAAGGAGGAACCACACAAGAAGGACGACCATGCTTGTGACGCATTGCGTTATCTCATAGCAAGCCGACCTCAATTTGATGCAACTCCTGATCCAAAGCTTGAGAACATCCTCAATGCTCCGACATTATTGGACCCAACGAAGCCGAGAATTGACGAGGAACTACGGCGCCTCGTCCAAACCAATCCCGAATATGCTAAAACTCCAGATTACTGGATGGGAGGCGAGTTTTAATGTCCGATACCGCTACAAAGGACACGAAGGAAAAGGAACCTGAGAAGCCCAAGGGTCAGGTTTCTATCGTTATTAATGGCGAAGATACAGGTGCAATTGAAGGTGATATCTCTACTGTCACGCTTCAAACCGCTCGGGCTAGCTATCCGGTTCCTGTTGCTCCTGGGGAAATGGTAATTCTTTACGTTGTTGGCGGTGATGACGTCAAGCAGGGTGGAGTTACCAAGGAAAAGCAGGAAATGAACAAGCAGAGGGAAGAAGCCGAAAAGGCTGCTACCACCCCTCCCGAATCGGAGGAGAACCAGAAGGACAAGGAGAAGGAATCTACTACTCCGTCATCCTCTGGTACTTCTTCGAGTGCCACTAAGAAGTAGCTATGGCTGGAACTCTTCGGATCAAGATCAATGGAGAGACTGTTTCAGCCTACTCCTTTGATTCCCTAGAGGGAGTTAATCTCCACGGTCAGAATCAGACGTCATACTACAGGGCGGCTAATCCTGAGAGTGATATGTCCTATATCGACATTCTCGGTGAGAATGTTCAAATGTCCTCAGAACAGCCGCAAGATCCAGAACCTGATCCTGAGCCTCAGCCACGTTCATCGTTTTAAACCCAATTCCCTGGTCAACTAGCAGTAGGACGATCATGTTTCACCGAATTTTAGAAAAGCCAATGGCACCGCCAGCTTGTTGTAAGATTTGTGGTGCAGCTTCGGATTCTGAGCGAGAATACTGGGTTGATACAGGGACGTGGGAAGAATTCTACGGCGCCGTCTACTATTGCGCTGTATGTTTTGAAGAAATCGCGGCGCTCGTAGGATTGATTCCAACCAAGGAAGCGAACAGAATTAAGGGGCAGTTGGAAGATGCCAGATCAGAAATCAGGGAACTCAAGTCCAGCATTGCTGCTCTTTCTAGCCTCGGCATTGATGTTGTTACAATTAGCGGGTTTGTTAAGGATCATCCAATCTCTCTTGAAGAAATTGGAGACGGACTCGGAGAAAACATCGATCGAGCGGCAACGGTTGTTGAACAAGCTGCTAGCCAAGGACCCAATGACGTTTCAGATTCTAAACAACGACGGAAGTCAAAATTGGATATCGACGTCGGATGAGGTTCGTAACGACGATCAATCGGAGATAGCCAAGTCTGGTGGGGTTGAAGGCGTTGGGGATACTTCGTTCGACTTTGACTTCGGCAAGGACTTGGAAGAACTGGGAATTGAGCAGGTATGAGTGACTTGTCACAGTTACTAGGACAAATGCCAGGTGGAAATGGTGGGCCACCTCAAACTGGTATGCCTCAAATGGGCGGACCGATGGATATGTCCGCCATGCAGGCCCCAGTTGCAGAGAATAAAGCTGATAGTATGTCAATTGACGAGAAGAATAAGGTTCTCGCCAAATTGAACAATATGTTCTCTGCGTGTCGTCAGGCTCGGGTTCCATTTGAACGTCAATGGTACATGAACATGGCGTTCTTTTTTGGAAAGCAATACGTTGTGTGGGCGCCCGGTGCAGCTGGATCAGTTACTCGGCTCTATGAACCTCCCGCTCCACAATGGCGTGTTAGAATGGTGATTAACAAAGTTCGACCGAATGTTCGGTTTGAGTTGACGAAGATCACCAAAGAACAACCACAGACGTATGTGATTCCAGGTTCAACCGAAGAAGCTGATGTTGCGGCTGCTCGGGCTGGTGAGCATATTGTCGAATACGAGATGCGAGAACTCAATTACGATCGCATTCTTCGTCGTGCTACTTTCTGGGCGTTGATCTGCGGAACATCGTTTATGAAGACGTATTACGATGAGGAACAAGTTGACCCGTCAGGAGTTAATGGAAAAATCTGTGTGGAACCCATCAATCCATTCCACGTATTCGTTCCACTCATTCAAGAGGAAGAAATCGAGAATCAGCCGTATCTGATTCATGCAATGACGAAGCCCAAAGAATGGGCTGACTGGCGATTTGATAAGAGTCTGACTACAGAATCATCTGCTGGATCGGGTGTTCTTGAACAGCAGTTCTTGAATGCTCTCGGAGTTACGGCTAACATGCCAAAAAATCAGGTCTATATCAAGGAAGCTTGGATTAAACCTTGTAAGGATTATCCAGATGGAGCACTCGCTTCTTGGTGTGGTTCTGAGTTGTTAACTCTTTACGATCAGTGGCCTTACGAGAACATGGATTACCCCTTCGCTAAGTTAGATCATATTCCTACAGGTCGATTCTACGCTGAATCTACGATTACGGACGTGATTCCCCTACAAAGGGAACTCAACCGCACACGTTCGCAAATTGTAGAGGCGAAGAATCGAATGGCTAAGCCGCAGCTTCTTGCTGCGAAGGGTTCCGTGGACGTCAACAAGATAACCTCGGAACCTGGCTTAGTCATTCTTTATACGCCAGGATTCCAGCCACCTCAACCTCTCCCACTTTCTCCGCTTCCGAACTACATTGCTGACGAACTTCAAAGGATTCAGCAAGACATTGACGAACAAACCGCAGCTTACGAGATTACAAAGGGAAAGACTCCGCCAGGAGTTGAGGCTGCAAGTGCGATTGCATATCTACAGGAAGCGAACGATACTAAGTTTGCACACACAGTTGCATCACTTGAGGAAGCAACAGAGAAGGTAGGCCAGCAGATTCTCGGCTACGTAGCTCAATACTGGGATATTGGGCGAAAAGTCAATGTACTCGGGGATAATAATGTCTACGAAGCCTATCAGTATTCTAAGATCAGCATCAAGGGAAACACTGATCTTCGGGTAGAGTCTGGTTCTGCTGCTCCTAGAAGTCGTGCAGCGAAGCAGGCATTCATCACAGAGATTGGTAAGCTAGGCTGGATTACTCCTGAGAAAGCTCTCCAATACCTCGACTTGGTTGAGACTGGGAAGTTGTACGAGGAATCTCAGGTAGATGCTCGTCAAGTTCAACGTGAGAATTCCAAAATGTCTGCAACTGGTATGGCTCTGCCGATTAATGAATGGGACAATGATGCTGCACATGACCAGTATCATTCTCAGTACATGAAAACTCAGGAATTCGAGAATCTTGATCCGCAAATTCAGCAAAGTCATGTTCAGCACTTGATGTTGCATCGGCAGAGAATCCAGACTACAGCAATGCAAGGAATGGTGCCTCCCAATCAAGGGGAGCAGGCACCACAGCCGCCGCAATTACCACCAGGACAGGAAGCAGCGCCACAATGAGTGATCTAGGATTTCAACTTGACGGATCAGATCCAGAGCAGCCGCAACCGGGTCAGGAGCAAATCTCTCCTGATTCTCTTGCTAATCCGTTCTTGGCGAAAATTCCCGAAGCAGATCGGGCAATTGTCGGCAAGTACATCAAGGATTGGGATGCCGGAGTAACCCGTCGGTTCCAAGACATTCATAGCCAGTATGCACCGTACAAAGAACTCGGTGATCCACAAGAATTGGCTCAGGCGTATGCCCTGATGCAGATGGTCAATGAAGATCCGCAGAGAGTTTACGACTTGTTAGGACAATCATTGGAGCAGATGCAGGGTGGTGCTCAGGAATTTCAGCAGCAAGAACAACAGCAATACGGGTTGGATGGGGAACTTCCTCCCGTATTTGCAGAAAAGTTCGCAAAAATGGAGCAGACGCTAGAAGCTCTAGCGCAGCACTTCATGAGTAGTGAGGAAACTCGGCAAGCAGAGCAAGAAGATCGAGAACTCGATGACTATCTCGGTATGCTTAAGCAGAAGTATGGCGAGTTTGACGAGGACTGGGTTCTTGCAAAGATGCTAAACGGGCAAGATGGAGAAGAAGCCCTTAAGCAGTATAATGATTGGCTTCAAGGTCAAATTACTAGCCGTATGTCCTCCAAGAGGCCGGTTCCGGTACTTGGTGGCGGTGGATCAGTTCCGCCTAACGGGGTAGATGCGACTAAAATGACGGGTTCACAAGTTCGTGCTCTCGTCGCAGGCATGTTAGAACAAGGTTCCGCAGCCAGTCAATAAGGAGGAAATAATGGCTGCAAACATGACCACGGTCGCAGCCGCCCTGAAGGAAGTTTACGAAGGTCGAATCATTTCACAGTTGAACGACGAAGTCGTTGCTATGAAGAGAATCGAGTCTTCTTCCGAGGGCGTCACCGATACGGTTGGTGGCAAGTATGTCACCTTCCCAATCCGTACTAAGAGGAATCCCGCAATCATGTACCGGGATGAGGAAGGATTACTTGCTCCTCCTGGACAGCAATCCTACGCCGCAGTTCAGGTCAAACTGAAGTACGGATACGGTAGATTCAAGGTTACGGGCCAGGTTATGGAATTGGCTGATACCAATTTCCAAGCCTTCTCATCCATGCTTGACGAGGAAATGAACGGTCTGAAAGACGACCTCGTTAAGGATGAGAACCGTATTGCCTATGGAAATTCCAATGGTAATGCGGTTATGGCTATGATTACCGATACGGCTACAGCTACCGCCCACACAGTTGATAACGTTCAGTATCTTTCTGTTGGGCAGGTTGTGGACGTTCTTGTTGTGGCAACTGGTTCGGCTACGGGTGGTATTGCGAGTGTGGCAGCCACTCCCGTTACGATTACTGCAATTAATACCACGACGAAGACAGTTACGTTCTCTGCTTCGTTTGGTCCGACAACTGCGGGTCACGGTATTTATCGTGCTGGTGATCGTAATGTTGAGCCTACGGGCTTTGCCGCCATTACAAATGCAACTCTCCCGCTGTATGGTTTGGACCCTGCGCTTGAACCTACGTGGGCAGGAAATACCCTTGCAATTGGTGGTGCGCTTGCCGAAACCAACATGATTAAGGCGTGTGACTTGGCACGTACCTTCGGCGGAAAGACTTCGGTTATTTTCACGAGTCTTGGTGTTCGTCGAGCTTACTTCAACTTGCTCACACAGCAGCGTCGATACAACAACACGCAGACATTCGAAGGCGGTTTCGTCGGACTTCCGTTCAACTACGGTACGGAAATTCCGGTTGTTGAAGATGTTGACGCTCCACCTTCGACCATGTTCTTCATGGACGAGAGCAAGATCAAGAAGTATCGCCGCAAGCCTTGGTACTTCGCTGACGATGATGGTGCGGTCCTTAAGTGGGATCGTGACTATGATCGTTGGGAAGGACTCATGAAGTGCTATTGGGAAATTGGGACTTCTATGCGTCGTGCCCATGTTTCCCATACCGGAGTTACTGAGGCTTAAAAATCTCCTGATGCGGGTCAGGAGCCAGGAAGAAAGGGAGGGGGTTCCGTCACCCCCTCCCTTTCTACGTTTAGGAGAAGCATGGATCCGATTTTTTCAGATAGAGGAATAAATAACCTAGTTAATATTGCTCCTGGGGTGGTGGTAGAGCAGGATGTTCTGGGAATTGTGGAATGGATCAGAGATTACGATGAGCGTCTGGATATTCTTTGCCTTGATCCTTCTGATCTTAATTGCAGTCCTAGCGATCCGCCATATATTATCGTAGAACATTGTAGTGATGGTCAGATCAGAATCATCATGCGTTGTTGGACACTTGATGAACGGGTGAAGACAGCTATTATAGCTGCTGACACGCAACGCACAGACGTCCTCGCCGCAATGGATAAGCAGAATCAGCGTGCGAGAGAAGCCCAGGAGCGTCAATTTCAGGATAGTTTGGTAGAGGCACATGATCTTGCCCTCCATATATTCCGAAATCCCAAGACTACCTACCGATTCCGAAATATAGACGGTGAATTGCTTACCTTGGAAGACGACAAGGGTGTGGTGAAGCGTGCAACTGACAGAGATAATTAAACGAGTCCAACGTATTTTTGGAGATGAAGACGAAGTTCAGATCCAAATACAGGATATTATCTCATGGGCATCCGATGGACAGATGGAAATTGCTCGTCAAACTGAATGTCTGACGAAGAACAAAATCTGGGATTGGGATCCTGTTTCAGCTTACTCCTTTGCTCTTCCCGCTGACTTCATTCTCGAAAAGCGTGTGACCTGGACAGACGGTTCTGTCAAAGATAAGCCACTCGGAAAGACAACGCTTGAGCTTATTGACCAGCAAGGATTTAACACCAGTACCCGTCAAGATGGGACTCCCTCCACCTACTATATTTGGTCTGGATTGCTCAACGTTCTTCCGCTTATCAATGCGCCTCACACGCAAGCGGTGAAACTTTGGTACGTTTGTTCTCCTGATCCTCTAGTTCAGATCGCTGACCAGTTGCAAATTCCAATGCATATGCATGAGGACGTAGTTCGCTATTGTCTCATGCGGGCGCGAGAATTGAACGAGGACGTGGAACAAGCCTCTCGTATTGAGGCGGGACTTGCCAATAGGATGATGCAATCTCGTTCTGAGGCTTTTAATCCCTATAAAGATCAATACCCTGTTATTCGTCCTGATCCTGGGGATTGGTGGAATTAATGGTAGTTCCCAACGAAGACAACATGACCATCGAAGGTTTCAAAGGCCTGGATATTTCCGCGCATCCGAGCCTGATTGGGGACAAGTCATTTTCCATCTTGAAGAATCTGGAGGTTGGTACTAACGGAGAAATGTCTCGCCGTCGTGGTTTGTTTATCATGACGGATTTTCGGAACAATGCAGGATGGACCGCTGGTAAGCAGATCGTCTATTTAGGTGGCTACTTCACTGATAACACGGTAATGTACCATGTTATCACGGTAGCCGGAGTTCCATACGTCAGTACAACCTGGCAGCGGGATCAGTTCACCGCTGTATCTGGTCTACCTGCCGGATTCAATTGTATTGGCATGGTTCAATACAATAACATGTGGTATTGGATTTCCTCCACCAACGGAATCTACAAGACAGTAACTCCGAGTGCAACCCCGAGTGCTTCTGCTGTAGCGAATACTCCTAACTGCGCTGCGTTCTTGTTGTTCAAGGAACGTCTGTGGGTTGTTCAAGTTAACGCTAATCAGTTTAGTACGCTCAGTTCTACGATTCAATACAGCGCACCTACCAATCTGGATTCATGGACCGCCACAGATATCGTTAAGATCAGTCCTGGTGATGGCGATGTTATTACAGCCATGCTCCCCTTCTCGGAGAAAATCATTGTCTTTAAGAAGACAAGCATCTGGGCGATCTATCTCCAAGATGGTGCAATTCCTACCGCCGCTACAAGACTTGTTATTCGAGGTAGAGGTGCTATTTCCACTAGAGCGGCCACTATCATTAATAACATCATGTACTTCATCGCTGCGGATGGAATTTGGCGTTCTGATGGAAGCTCGTTCTCGAAAATCTCCCAGCCACTTGATCCGCTATTCGTCCACGGCCCAGCGCTGTATGCTTACGATCAGTTGGATTGGATCGCATATTTCGATGGGAGATTGCACGTTAGACTCTCTACAGCTGCGTCCCCAATTAATCCATATTCCCCTAATCTTACGCTACAGGGTGGATTCTATTACTTGACGATGGATATGCTCACAGGAGCATGGTCAGAGGCCGTCTATCCCTCCCAATCTACGATTGGATATCTGGCTAGACCTACGCTAACTCGAAATCAGACAGATGGCGCAATCATGCAAGTCTTCGGAGGATTTGATCGCCTCTGGATTCGTAGTGAGGATTATTGGATTGACGATGTTGCTGGCGATCATAGTTTCGGTCAGCCGAGTTCTCAGCCAATTCCAGTTACTCTCAGATCAAAGCGATTCGCTGTCTCTCGTCCATCTAGAGTGAAGAGATTGAAGTACGCTGAGTTAGGTCTAGATGGTGTTGTAAGTGCTCCACAATACTACTACGTTGTTGATGGAGAAAACCGAGACATTAATGATTTTGATCCTGCTAGCGTCAACCAGTATGGGTCTTTTAAGATTCCTGGCTGCGGTTATTTCCGCACATTCGAGTTCAATTTTACGGATATCGGCGCAGATCGTCTCCGTATTGACTTTCTTCACTTCGTTATGCATACTAAGCGGCAGCTTGCGGAGAGTCCTAGATGAGTGACTATCCTCAAAGTGATCTTGCCAAACATGCCATAGAGAATATGGGAGTTCCCGTAGATATAAATCGGCATAACTCTCCCGACCTTCATCAATTTGGCGAAGCGCTCTTGATGCCAGATGATACAGATGTTATGCCAACTGGTACAGTAGCTTCTGCTGGAGTTTCTCCGAAGGTTGCGAGAGCAGACCATGTTCATGTTGGTGGTGGAGGTTCTGGTGGAGTAACAGATCATGGTGCTTTAACTGGATTGGGTGATGACGATCACCCGCAATATACTACAGATGTAGAAGCTACAGCAATTGCAGGGAACGCAGTTAATACGCACGTTGCTGCCGCAGATCCTCATGCAATCTATCTACGGATTGCGGAAATTCTCGCTGGCGCAAATATTACTGTCACGGACAATGGGAATGGGACAGTAACGATTGGTGCTGCTAACTCTGTTCAATCAGCTAGAGCAATCAACACAACTCCTCCACTACAAGGTGGTGGAAATCTCTCGGCGGACAGAACTCTCAGTATTGATTTATTCACGGCTACAGTTAAGGGTGCCGTTCCTCCACCAACTACAGCGGCTGGAAAGTTTCTTCGTGATGATGGATCGTGGCAAACAGTTGCTGGTGGAATTACTGCTCACTCCGCATTAACTGGACTTACTGCTCCTGCCGACGATCACACTCAGTATGTGAAAAAGGCCGGAGATGTAATGACAGGCTCACTGGCACTTCCTCGATTAGATGTAAAAGATCCCACGTCAGGTACAGGTGGATGGGCAACTGAGCGATTCTATCATGACAACAACACAGACTTTCTTGCTGTAGATGTTCTTCCAACAGCCACACCGGGTCTTCAAGTTACAGACAGTCGAGCTTCTAGCTCTGTTCTCCTACGAGTTGCAAACGGAGAGAAGGTTTCATTCCCAGCCAACGGACACCAACATCGTTGGCAAGCTGCGGGAGCACTAGCTTCTGCATCATGGGGTGCGGCGGGGTTCGTTCAGATGCCGCTTTCTGTTCGAGATGATCCTGGGAATCTCGTCAAGTCTAACTACATCCTCTTGCCAGATATTGGCTACTATACCGCTAATGCTGTCGTTGCAGGAATGGACAGAGCAATCAGCGGAATTACTGAGTTGATTATTCGAATTGTTAGTTCTTCTACAAATGATGCCGCTGATATTATCTGGACTGGAACGGCAGGAAAGCTATCCTACTCTGCTTCTGCGGCTGCGTTCTTTGTCCCTGCTGTAAATGCTCAACTTCAGTTCTTCGTCTACATGCCTAATGCAATGGTCGTTGCTCCTTCTGCATCGGGTGTTCTGACTGTTAGTTCGCTGTTCTAAGGAGAACAATGTCGTATTCTACCGTCGTAGAAATTCAGCAATCTCGATCTTTGATGGATCGTTGTACCGCCGCTGTGGCTGAGGAGATTACCTCAGGAAGTACTGAGGGAGATTCCAAATTCTCCAATCAGTGGGTGAGTGAGCGTTCCTGGGATCTAGCTTCTACTCCTGGTTGGTTTGATAAGTGGGAGTCAGCAGTTGCAGGTGGTATTGCTGATCCCGGAGCCAATGCCGGAGTTATTACAGATGCTGATATTCTGTCCAGAGTTCAGCAATTGCTAGCTACGTACCCAGTCCCAACTAGTCCGGTTCCAGTAGCATGAAAGGTAAATCCACACTCTTCAACGCACTTATGGGTCTACAAGACTCAAGGTCGCTGCGAGGAATATTCTCGAGAGGAAAAAACGTGTACCAAGGATCAGCACCCCAAGCCACTACAGGAAATCGCGCTGCCATTCTGCGTTCTGGTATGCAGCCATTTAAGGCTGCAACTAGTAATCCTAATTTCAAGCGAGAGTACCAGGCTCGTAGGGGAATGGCAAAAATGCTTAATCCAGGAGTTGCAAATCAGCCTGTTTCCGGAGGTAGTGTTCCTCCTATGGCGGGTAACACCGGCCTCCGTAACGTAGCTCAATCCGCCATTCAGCGGAGATTAGCAGGAGGATCTAAATAGTGGCTAGATCAGCCGCTCCACATTTGAACTTTACAAATGCAGTATCCCGACGAATTGCTCATCGTGCGGGTAATGTTGTGCAACCTCAGGGACATTACGGTTTAACTGAGCGAGCACAAAGAAGGAGTGTGAACGAGAGCACCAATGATATGATTAAGACCGCTCATCGTAAGGACCAACCTCCACCTTATACTCCTCCACCTATTAAGCGTAAGCCCAGAAAGGTAGCGAAAGCGGGGTATTACTTCTAATGCCTACTCCCGGTGCTGTGCAACGTAGAATCGCCAAGCGCTCTGGTAAACCGCCTCTAGGTTCAGGCCAGAGATTCAAGCAATTGCAAGGTAAACTTAAGAAGAAGGGCGTAAAGGATACTGGCGCTCTCGCTGCATATATTGGCCGGAAGAAGTACGGCAAGAAGCGATTCGCTGCGTTATCTGTAAAGGGTAGGTAATGGCTACTCCCGGAGCTATTCAGCGCAGGATTGGTATTCCCTACTCCGAAGATAGTGCTACGACAACTGGTCCTTCTACCCATTTCGGACTTACTGAAATGGCCCATAGACGAGAGTTGTGGGATGCCCTAACTGCGAAGATGATGAAGAAGGCTAAATCAAACTATAATAGTCTTGCTGCTCATAAGGGACTAACAGAAAGAGCAAGACCTCCAATTAAGCTGGGTATTCGTAAAGGCCCCGACTGGCAATATGGCCCACAAGGCTATCTTGCACCCACACAGAGACAACCTTCCCAAATTAGAAAAGCCCCAGGAACGAGTTTCTAAGAGGAATTGATGGCTACCACCTTTGACCAAACGAGTCCAGACAAGTTACGTGCCGCTATCATTGCTCGTCTGGGAATCGACCCAACAAAGTTGACGGCCTTTGGGGGAAATCCTACCTTTGATGCTCAGATTACCAGCTTGTATCAGGATGCCCTCAATAAGATGGCGGGATATGATACACAGTCAGCTAGACTCGGGCAGGATTACGAACAGAATCTCTCGAATCTAAATCGCCAGAGAGACTTATCTTCTGCTAATCTCATGGGAACTCTTGCTAACCGTGGACTTTCGTACTCGGGCGCCGCTCTAACTCAGCAGGCAGCACAGGCGGAAGACTATGGACAGAGATTGCAGCAACTCAACCAGACTAAAAATAGAGGCATGGAGGATTTGGGCGCTGCTCAAAACAACGTGCTGTATGGAGTACTTTCTGGCCGAGGCACTTATGAAGGGCAGTATACCCAGAATCTACAAGACTTCTTGAATCAGCAAGCACAAGCAGCTGCCGCTCAGCAAATCAATCAACCCATTCCAGCAGCCGCCGCTCCTAGACCCATTGTAAAAGCTCCGACTATTAAGAAGCCAACTGTTTCATCTGTGACTCGTAAAGTCGCTCCACAGATTACAGTGAAGGCTTCTGGTCGGACAGGTGGACAAACTGGATTTAAGACACCCGGAGGGGTGGTGGGATTCTAATGGCTGTTGGACCTGGCTATGATCCATTCGGAGTTAATAAGTTTAACTCACAAATTATGCGTGCTGTCTCTAAGACGCCTATGAAGGCTGGTTATGCTTCGGCGCCCAAGTACAGTCCTAGCATGATCTTCCCTAACTTCACGCCTCCAACTCAGCCATTTGTTTCTCCAACTAATATTCCAGTTAATACGAGTTCCATGAGGGCATGGGAAGCAAAGCCAGGTATGGATAAATATCAGTTGATGGGTCCTACTCCTGGTACGAAGCCTGCTGCCCCATCCAAAAATGCTGTTGCCAGAAAAGTTGTTGGTAAAGGTGGTACTGCTGGGAAATCTGCTCCGGTTGCACCACCTCCCGATCCTCTAGAGACATTGCGTGGTGAGTACGATAAGTATATGGCAGACATTTTTGGCGGACTTAAGACGAGTCTCGAAGGAGAACGCACACAATATAAGACTCGATCTGATGAATTGGCAGCGAGACTTGCAGCAACTTATGCGGATGCAAGTCAGACCGCCTCCACGGCTGGTGACAGAATCACCCAGCAAATGCAAGACTATGCCCAAAGAATGGGCCTACAGCAAGCTGCTCCAACTGCGGCTGCTGATTGGATCGCTCAGAACGAGAGGCTTAAGACTCTCAACGAAACTGCCAAAGCGAATTCGCTAGCAACGAACGATATGATTCGTTCTAACTACTACGACTTCCTTGGCGATAAAATTTCGTCCGCCGAAGGAATGGGTGCAACTGCTAGAGCAGGGATTAACGACGTAATTGCTAATGCAATTCTCGCTAGACAACAAGCTGCACAAGCCGCTGCTGCCGCTGCTGCTGCACGTCGTTCTAGTGGTCGTCGTGGTGGCGGTGGGGGCGGAAGTAAATCTGGTGGAGGAACTTCTGCTACCAAGATCACAAGTGCAAATGATATTCTGAATGCACTGTCTCAGGCTAATCCTGTGGTTCGAGAAGCTTTGATGGCCGGTGATGCAGATGTTTCTCGCGTTATTTCGGCTGGTCTAAATGCTCCGACTACAATTAACGCAGGTCCGTGGTCTGGTGGGCAGACTACACCAGTCTATAAGTCACAAACTCGAAAGTCGGATTACTACTCGAATTACCTCCCATCTGCTTTGCAATTGTATGCAGCTAAGGCTGTGGCCGGTGGACCAAAAACATCTACCACAACAACTCTCCCCAAGGTGAGTGGGCTTCTGTGGGGCTAAATGACAGCCATTGATGATATTAATAAACTGCTGTTTGCTCAGTCGGCATTACATTACGGTAATGCTAATAGAGCACGCGCTAAGGTAGGACTTCCTGCCTTACAGCCGCTTAATAAGGCCATCATGGATGAGATGGTCCGGCAGGGATTTGATTGGAGTTCATTTACTCCTAAGGGATATAATGCTCCGAAGCAGCCATCGGTATCTAAATCTTCTGGGACTATTCCCCAGATGGCGGAATCTGATCTAGAGAAGCTTCGAAATCAGATTAAGGATCAGAAGGTAAAGATCGCTGGCGCTGGGGGTGGAGGAAAATCTATTTGGGGCGAAATTGGTGGCGGGTTGATGAAGGGTGTTGGGTATCTCGGAAAGGGAGTTGAATACACTACACGTCCAGTAGCCGCCCTTACAACTGCCGCATATAATTTAGCTGATCCCCAATTGTCAACTGAGCCTGGATCATTTGCAGGTGGTGGTGATCCTGCTATCTTACAGGCTGGTAAGAAAGCCGCTGGTGCTTTCATTGGTAAGGACGAAGATACCAAGACTGGTGCCGATATTGTCAAACTTGGAACTGGACCTAAGGGTCTTAATATGTCCGGTGGTTGGCAAAAGACAGCACTCGAACAAACTTTGGGTGGGGTTATTGATGTTGGTCTTGACCCGCTCACGTATACAACTCTCGGAACTACAGAACTCGGTACCAAACTAGCCGCTAAGGAACTTGGAAAGCAGTTCTTCCAATCAGGGGAGAAAACCGCATTCATTAAGGGCGCTAAAAGATTATCTGGTCCTTCGGTTGCCAGGGCCGCTAGAAAGCCCGCTGTAGGAGAAGTTAAAACCGAAGCTGCCAAGATTGCAGATGAACTCTCTAGAACTAAGAGAGCGCAAGCTGCAATTGATAAGGACTTCCGCGCTGAGGTTGGGAAACTTCGTGCAAAGGGTGGAACGCCGAATCTGGCAACACTACAGCAGCTGCATAATGAAGCGGCAGCAAGATACGCTGCTCCAATTTCTGCGCGTGCTGAGAAGTTCCTGTTGACTTCAACTCGACGGCGAGCAGCTATTAAGATTGCTGGGCGGGATATTCTCGGATACGGTTCTAAGGGAGGTAAGATCGGCCGTGGACTTTACAAGCCTCTCGAATTGGCGGGAGCGGGTCTTAGCAAAGTTCCAGGCGCTAAGGCAGTTCGTCAAGCATTTTCTGTCGCAGATCACTTCCCTGGTATTTCCAACAGACTCCGTAGAATAGCGGAGGGTAGGGGAGTTGTTAATAACGAAAAGATGATGCGAGAGATTGATAGCGCTGTTAGCGGACTCTCTCGACAAGATCGCATCCTGGTTCGTGAATCTCTTGAAGATCCGTTGAAGCCTAGTCTCGCTGGACAACTTGCTGCGGACGGTAAGAAGGATCTAGGAGACGTTCAGGACTACTTCCGTGATCTTGGCGATAAGATGTTCAAGGATAAGGAATCTGTTGGCATCTATAAGGCAATGGATCACAGTGACGATTATGTCCCGCTGTATCTGAGAGGCGGAACTCCAGAAGAAATTGCTGCATTTAAGGCTGCTCGTAAGGCTCAACTTCGTAGTGGACTTCCATTCGATCCTGAGAAATTTGGAACACAAGCTGCAAAGGAGACAGGACTTAAGCCGTATGAGATGGTAGACGATGCCTATAAGATGGCATATGCTGACACAACTCGTAAGCTTGTTAAGAATCACACGATCACAGACTTCATGAACAAGTTCGGATTCGTCACTGAAAACCCTGAACTCGCTAAAGGGATGACAGATGTAACGAGCAAGATTCCTAAGGGAATGCAGCAGCAGATATTCCAGGGTAGTGCAAAGAAAGTTTACATGCACCCGCAGATGGCGAAGGCTCTGCATTCTCTGGATGAAATTTCCAAGCTCTCTAACTCGGAGGAACTCAGTAAGTTCATGAGGTTCTTCGGACGAGTTACAAACATGTGGAAGCGATCAGCCACCGTGTATAACCCTGGAAACTGGGTTAACAACACGATGGGTGATATGTACTTCAACTTCATCGACGGAGTTGTTAATCCCAAGTACTACATCAACGCGTTGAAAGCTCT